CCTGGAGGACCGCGTGGTTCGGGCTCCAGTCCGTCACCTTCGCGGCCCCGACCGACGGCCCGCCGCCGGGCGGCACCACGTACGCCTCGCCGTGGTAATCGGCGGCGCCCACGGGGCGCGCGCCCTTGGGATCGAAGGGCGGGGTGCCGTAGCAGTTGATGACCCCGGTGTTGCCCAGCATGGCCAGGTACATGGGGCCGGCCCAGTCGCGCCGCTTGTACTGGAAGGGCGGCGCCTGCTCGTGGTGGAAGGACCTCCCCGCCGGGATCTTGTCGGGCGGCACCATCCACATGACGATGGCCACGTTTGCAGCGGCCCCTGTGCTGGGCAGCTCGGACGGATGGCCGATTGGCGGCAACGTGGCTCTGGGCCGGATGCTGGCGAGTGGGGGAAGTTCCAACAACGCTACCTCTGCGGCGCTGGAAACATCGGATCAATCCACAGCGGCGCTGTCCGCTGTTTCAGCAGCGACATCAGCTGCCACAGAGTACGTCGATATTTCTGCCGCTGCGGCAGATTCCGCTGTAGGCATATCGTCTGCGCCTACCGAAGTCAGTGACCTGGGTGCGGCCTCTCTGTCGGTGAGTAGCTCGGCCAGCATGTCGGGTGCGAGCACAGAGCTTGCGGACACCGGGGCTGCAACGCTGTCGGTGGTGATAGCGACGACTTCAGGTACGGTTGAATCATCAGACACAAGCAGTGCCGCCGTCGCCCCGGTTGTGGCTGCCAGCGCTACCGGAACTGAAGCGCAGGATGTCGGCGCCGGTTTGCTGGTGGATACAGTAGGTTTTGTGTCCAGCGTAACGGAAACTTCGGATTCTGGAACGGGCGTACTGTCCGCGCTGGCCTCTGCTGCCGGTGCATCCTTTGAAGCTGTTGATGTTTCTGCCGCTGGCGCCGATGCAGTAAGTGCTGCGAGTGCCGCGGATTACGAGCAAGCCGATACCAGCGCCGGTGTCGTGTCTCCGTCCGTGGCCGCCACGTCGACGGTGGTGGAGCTCCCTGACACCAGTGTAGCTTCTGGTTCCGTAGGAAACGTATCCAGCGCAACCAGCGCCGCGTTTGAATCGCAGGACAATTCCCAGGCGCTCGCGGATGCACCCGCTGCGGCAATATCAGGCGTTTCTGAAACGCTGGACCTGGGCGGTGGCGCGCTGGATGCGCCGGCGAGCGTCACGTCGACTGGGGCGGAGCAGCCCGATCAGGGAACGGCTGCAGCTGACGCTGTTTCCGTCTTGGCAGGAGCAAGTACAGAAAACCCGGACATATCCGTTGCTTTTGGGGGTGCTGCTGGCGCCGCGGTCTCTTTGGGTGGAGACTCATACGAGACCAACGATATATGCGACATCGAAGGTGTCGTTGCGTACCGCTCCGCGCGCACCAAAGAACAGGCTCTGCGCCTCATACGCGATGAGCGCGCTACGATCACCGGTGTTGGAGCCAAGGCGCGCGCCCGCGCGGTAAGCGCCCGCGCCGTCAATCCCCCGCTTGTACTGCTGCCGATGTTTGTGCCGCTGGTGCTGGAGGTACCGCCGGAACCTGAAGTGGAGGAGATCGCGGCCAAAGTCTGCGTTCTTGGCGTGCGCGCGTTTGCGTATGCTCGCTCGCCGCGTCCGCGTGCTGGAACCCACGCGTGTGTCACGCAGGCAAAAGGCACAGCCAAGGCGAGCTCCGCGGCGGCCAGTTCTTCAACTCATGTGGTGGTCGGGCACACCCGGGCGCGCATGGAGGCGAGGGAGCCTGACGAGGTGTACGCAGAACATGTTGACGACGATGACCTGTTACTGGCTACAATAGCCGAACTTTTAGACTAGGAGTGCCCCATGACCGATGAAGTCACCAACCCAGACCCACAAGCGGTTGTGGAACCTGCAGCCCCCGTGGATTTTGCGGATCACCCCTTGCATGCGGGACTCGTAGCACACATCCACAACTATGGCGGGTACGCCGTGCACCGGCTGGAGCAACTCCTGGCAGAAATGCGCACCCTGTTGAGCAAGTAAGGAATACCATGGCTGCATTTTCCCCGATCCCGCTTGGAACCTACCAGTTTACGGTGGGCACCACCGCGATGAATATTACGCTGCCGACTCGCCCCGGCACCATCCGCGTACTCAACGCCACCGCAGCCAACCTGCTGTACGTCGAAATTGGCGGCAACACAGCCGCCGTCCCGGGAGCGGCGACGGGTTCCGGTGCGGTCGCTTTGGGAACTCCTGGGTCCATGGCCCTCGCAGGGGGCGCCGGCTCGATTCCGCTGCTGCTGGAAAAAGGCAACGCGACGCAGCTCAGCATGGTTGCATCCGCGGCGTCCACTCAGGTGTTCATTACCTTGGGATTGGGTGATACCGTAGGTTAAATGTGGTATAAAGCGGCTGTCGGCGTATTCCGGTAGCGCTGTGCAAGCCGGTCACCGTCAAAAAGGATTCATCATGCGATATGAGGACTTCAGCTGCAACACACTGCGCGTAGGCGCAGGTCGCGGTATCCCCGCTGCCGGTACCCAGTCAGCCACGGAACGCAACGTCAGTTCCCTGGTCAGCGTCACCTTGACTCCTGCATCTGTTGGCGCCGCCACAGTAGCAGCACAAACGTTGACCGGTATCCCCGGCGTCGAGTTGAATGACATCGTGGTGTGCGTGCGCAACCCGATCGCCAATGCAACCGCCGTGGCACTGTGCACGCCGAATGCCCAAAACTCTTTGTCTATCACGTTCGTGAACCCCACCGCCGGCGCCCTGACTCCGACGACTGGCACATACACGTTCCTGGTGCTCAAGACCCAATAATGCAAGTTCCTTCAGCTTACAAACAGTCGTTCGAGAGCCTCGCTCGGCAATACCCGGAGCTGGGGGAGTATTTGCGCAAGTGGCGGCAGGCAGAACTCGAAAAACTGCCATTCGCTACGCAACCCAATTTGGACGTCCTTCGCGGCCGCGTCCAGAGCCTCACCGAAATTCGGGAGGTCCTTTTTGGCCGTGGTGATACTCCTTAGCAGTTGAAAGGCAAGGAAAATGGCAACCCACCCAGAGCAACTTCGTAAACAGGTTGAAGCAGCGCAGGCCCTCGTTGATGCGCAGTACGGCAAGAAGCCGGCTGACGGCGCGGTCACTGACGTCAATCCGAAACCCGCAGGCGAAGCTGTAGCGCCCGTCAAAGCGCAGGGGAGTGCCCCGGTAGAAGATGAAAACAGCCAGACTTACGCCCAGCGCTGGCGCTCGCTGCAAGGAGTGTACAACTCCGCCCAGCAGCGCGTAGGCACCCTGGAACAGCAAGTTCAGCAGTTGCAGCAGTTGGTTTCCACGTTGCAGACCGCCCCTGCCATGAGTGTGAACCCCAAAGGCCAGTTCCTGACCGATCAGGACACGGCGGATTACGGGAACGACCTCATCGACATGGCCCGTCGCGCAGCACGTGAGGAGCTGAAAGACTTTGCGGGGGCCGTGGGCTCCCTCAAGCACGATGTGGACAGCATGCGCCCCATCGTTCCGGTCGTTCAGCGCCTCACACAAGAAAACCAGCAGTCTGCGTCGGAGCGGTTCTTTGCCGCCCTGGCCCGGATTGTGCCGGACTACGAACAAGTCAACAGCAACCCGCAGTTCCATCAATGGCTGCTGACGCCTGACCCTATGACTGGCATTATGCGTCAGACATACTTGGTCGATGCGCAGCGAAGCGGCGATGTGGACCGTGTGGCCACCATCTTCAACGCGTGGAAGTCTCTCTCTGGAACTCAAGGTCAGACGAACACTCGGACCAACGTGCAGCGTGAACTCGAACTACAGCAGGCTCCCGGCCGTAACCTGTCTGCTCCTGTGTCTGAAAAGACCGGGCGCATCTGGGACCCCCGCGAGATTACTGCCCTGTATGACGAGAAGCGCCGCGGCGGCTACGCCGGACGTGAAGCTGAGTTTAAGGCGCTTGAGCAAGACATTTTTAAGGCGCAGCAAGAGGGGCGAATCGTCCGTAAAGCTGCATAGCGTTTAACTGATTTGGAGATTCAACATGGCGTTTCCCGTTACCTCCGGTGGTGCAAACTATACCGGTAACTTTATTCCTGAAATTTGGTCGAGCAAGCTGATCGCCAATTTCTACGATGCAACCGTTTGCGCGGCCATCGCCAACACCGACTACTCGGGCGAGATCACCGGCTTCGGCGACAAGGTGAACATCCGCACGACCCCCGAACTGACCATCCGGGATTACCAGAAGGGTATGCAACTGCAGGTTGAGCGTCCTGACAAGCCCAAGCTGGTGCTGAACATCGACCAGGGTGACTACTTTGCCGCTGTGGAAGATGACGTGGACCGCATCCAGGCCGACGTCAACCTGATGGACGCATGGACCCGTGACGCATCTGAAAAGATGAAGATCAAGATCGACGCCAAGGTGCTTACCGGCATCCTGCCGAACATCTCGCCGCTGAACTCCGGCGCTGCCGCTGGCCGTATCTCTGGCAACATCAACCTGGGCGCCACTGGCTCTCCGGTGCAGCTGACCAAGACCAACGTGATCGACTATATTGTGGACTCTGGTGCCGTCCTGGACGAAGCCAATGCCCCCGAGAGCGACCGTTTCCTGGTGATCCCCGCCTGGGTTGCAGCCATGATCAAGAAGTCGGACGTCAAAGACGCCTCGCTGACTGGCGACAGCCAGACTCCGCTGCGCAACGGCCGCCTGGGTACGATCGACCGCTACACCGTGTATGTGAGCCACAACCTGAACCGCGTGGTGGACTCCGGCAACCAGTGCTTCAGCATCCTGGCCGGCCACAAGATGGGTCTGACCTTCGCTACCCAGATGACCAACATGGAATCCATCCGTGCTGAGTCTACCTTCGGTAGCATCGTCCGCGGCCTGCAAGTGTACGGCTACGCAGTCGTCAAGCCAGAAGCGCTGGCTCGCATCTACGTCCGTCAATAATTCATTGGAGTAACCCAACATGGCTGCAAATTACATTACCGACCAGAAAGGTCGTCTCCTGACTTCGGTGTTCACCGACTACCGCGGCGATTCGTCTATCGGCGGCCCAGAGATTCTGGAAAGCACGATCGACCTGTCCACCATCGGTTCCAGCACCGCCTGGACCAACCTGATGGTGCCTTCCACGCTGCCGAACGCCGGCGTGGGCCTGGGCGCTGGCGACTCGATCGACATCGCTGTTCTGCCGTACAACTTCCAGGTGCAAGCTGTGCAGTTCATCGCTGACACGAACGCCCCCACTCCTGACATTTTGCCCACCGGCAATCTGACAGGTCTGACCGGCCTGACGTACAGCCTGGGCCGCTACTGCGTTTCCACTGTGGACCGCGCCACGGCCGTGACAGTGACCGGCTTCACACCGTCCGCTACCACGTACGCCAACGCTGCGACCCTGATGACCGGCAGCGCGATGAATGGCTCCTCGCTGGTGTACACCACCGGTACGGACTTCCTGCCGTACATCACCCCCGCTGCTTCCGGCTCGCTGGAAACCGCTCCTGGTGTGTACGTACTGCGTCTGACCATCGGCACGCTGACCGGCGGCTCCTCCACCGGCATCAAGACGGGCAAGTTCCGCCTGCGCATTGCTGGCGTCGCGTACAACATCTAAGCTGTACCGCGGAGAAGAGGCCCCTGCGGGGGCCTTTTTTCTGCTATATTCCCAACGCACTCAGGAGTTTAGAAGATGGCAGACCGTTTCTTGAAACACATCCCATCCGGCCACGTGTACATCTACGCCGAACCGTGGATCGGGCGTGAAGACTTTGTGGAAGTTGCCAATGCCGCCGGCGACGCGCTGCCGGAGCCTGAGCCGGAAGTGAACCCTCCCCCCAAAGCAAAAAAGACCAAGCTCACCGCTGTGGAAACCCCGCTTCAAGACGAAGCCTTGATGGCTGACGCATCGCGCGGCCTCGCTGCCAAGGGACTGTAATGGCAACATTCTTGATGTCCCAGGTTGTGGCAGATGTCCGACTGGCCATCAATGATCTTGGAACCATTGCCCCACCTCGTTTTTCGGATGCGCAGATTCTGTCGATGGCCAATCAGTGCCTGAAACGCATCTGCATCCTGCGCCCCGACTTGTTTGCGCTGGTGACCACCATGAATACGGTGGCCGGAGCGTACCAGACACCCCCTGCAGACAGCATGCGTTTCATGGAAGCGTTGGCCGTCGTCGGAGTGAACAACCTCAACGAGACCAACCACGAAGCCCTGGATTTGATGTCCAACACGTGGCAGTACGGCCCGCAGCAGTCGCCGACCAACTGGATGCGCCATCCACGCAACCCCAACCTGTTTCTGTTGTACCCCCCGCCGCCCGCCGGCGTGCAGCTGCTGATTGAGTACGCCCAGTCGCCGCCGTTTTACACGCTGACGCAGAACCCCGCCATCCTCCCGGATGCGTACTACCCCGTGGTGTTGGACGGCACTGTGGCGTTGCTGGAATCCACCGACAACGAAGCCGTGAATTCCGGCCGGGCCAAGGCTATGTACGATACGTTCCTGGCGCAGCTGCAGGCCAATGAACAAGCGCGCACTCTTACCGACAACGAAGGCGCCGGCATGACGCCGGGCACTGACCCAGGAGTCGTGTAATGGCTACCACCACATACCAGTCCGTATTCGGTGACATCATGGCCAACGTGCCGGGTGTGCCCGACGTGGTGCTCGGGTTCTACATGAACAAGGTCGTGATTGACCTGTGTGAGCGGGCCAAAGTGTGGCGCGTCAACTACGCCCCCGTGCCGCTCGTCCCCGCCGTGTACGACTCGACGGGCACCGTCATTGTCACGCCCGCTACCGTGACGTACACCGTGACGTCGCCTGTAGCCAGCACGGAACTGTCCTCTATCCTACTGGCCAAGGTTTTCTTGAGCAACACGGTATCCTGGAAAGAGGTTCCCCCCGTTACTACGGAACAGGTGTTCGAGGTATCTCCGGCGTGGCCGGATCAGCTCAACCCGGGCGAACCCACCGCAGTGACGCGAACAGACGAGACCAGTGTGTCGGTCATCCCGGTGCCTGACTCACAACAGCCGTACAGCCTGTACCTGTACTGCGCCATCCGCCCGACGCTGAATGCAACAGGGGTGGACAGCACCATCTACGCGACGTATCGGCGCGCGATCTACCACGGCACGCTGCACGAACTCATGATGATGCCCAAGCGACCCTGGACGGACACCGCCCGCGCGCAGTACCACGGCAAGCAGTGGGAGTTCATGGTCAATACTGCCCGGGCTCGGGCCAACAAGAGTTTTGGACGCGCCAATATCAGCGTCGTCCCGGCCCCCTGGGCGTAAAGGATCAATATGGGTACCGTTCTTCTATCCAACAACGCGCGCACAACTCTGGCGACGGGTTGCGCCTCCGGCGACACCTCGCTGACCGTCGCGTCCAGCACCACATTCCCGGCGCCCACCACGGCGTCCGGCAACTGGTTCTACGCCTGTCTGCAGGACACTTTCGCCAATCTGGAGATCGTTAAGGTAACCAACGTCAGCGGCGCGGTGTGGACGGTGACGCGCGCCATCGGCGGCACGACTGCCCTGGCTTTCCCGTCGGGAACTGTGGTGGAGCTGCGGATCACTGCTGAAACGCTCAACGACGTGACCAACTACAACGTCACGACCAACGCGCAGAACTCCACCCCGATGTGGATCACCGCGGTAGCCGGCACCAACACGATTACTGGCACGCTTCCTGCTCCGTTCACGGCGTACGCCGCCGGGCAGACGTTCCAGTTCATTGCTGCGGCAGCCAACACAGGCGCTGTGACCATCAACATCAACAGTGCTGGAGCTAAGGCCGTCACGAAGCAAGGCGGAATCGCATTCTCAGGTGGAGAATTTGCTGCAGGGACTACGTATATTCTGATATACGACGGCACCGAATTTCAACTTACCGGGGCTGCGACCGGGGCGAACGGGGACATCAACAGTTTGAACGCGCTGACCTCCATCAACGGCGGTCAGTTGGCGGGGTTACGCAACAGGCTGATTAACGGGTCGATGTCAGTTGACCAACGAAATAACGGCAGTGTTGCTACACAGCCTACGAGTTTTGCGTACAACACTGTTGATCGGTGGTCTATATATCCTACCGGAGCCGCAGTTACCGCAGCCCGAAATTTGAGTTCTGGAGCGTACAGACTTGCTATATCTGGAGCAACTTCTAATACTGGGTTTACTCTTTTTCAACGAATTGAATCTATCAATATTGCAGACTTATCTAATGCAAATACCATTGTAACTTTGTCTGCAGTTTTGAGTTGTGATGGAGGAACTTTTCCTACAGTGCAGGCACAATACGCTATACCGGGGGCCACAGACAACTACGGTACAAGCACAACTACGAACATAGGATCGCCTGTAACTCTCACTACAACTCCTACAAGGTACTATTGGACATTCTCCGTTTCCCCGTTTGCCGTGGCCGGCATGGCAGTCAATTTGACCTTTTCGGCGCTCATTGCCTCAAATATAATTTACGTAGCAAACGTGCAGCTGGAGCCGGGCCTTGTAGGTACCGTGTTCGAGCAGCGCCCATACGGACAAGAGTTGTTGCTGTGCCAGCGGTATTACCAGAATGTCGGTAGTAATTTCTCTGGGTCTACCATAGCTAACACATACGAGATAAATGTCCCGTTCTGGATTCCCGTGCGAGCTACCCCTGGAGTCAGCGTCCGTTCAGGGTGCATCATAAGCGCGCGATCGAACACCGGCGGAAGTGTGGGGGATTGGAACACCACAAGCCCAACGATCGCAAATGTGACCGCATCCACTTATGGTATTTGGCTGCAAGTAGCGACTTCTGGGCTTGGTGGCGGGTGGATTGTTGCGGGTAGGCACCAGAACGGCGATCTGGATAATTTCCTGGCTATTTCTGCGGAGTTGTAATGAGCGAATTTCTCACCAAACTGGATGTCGAACAGGTCGAAGATACCGGCGAACAGGGCCGGGGCACGTGGCGGCTTACCGCGCCGCTGGTGTATCAGTCAGACGTTGCCGGCAAGACCATCACGGTCCCAGCCGGTTTTGTCACTGACTTCGCCAGCGTGCCGCGTATTCCAATGATCTTTGACTGGCTCGGGGACCGTGGCAACTTAGCTGCGACCGTCCACGACTTCCTGTACACCGCACCCCATGTCCTGAACAGCCGCGGGCTGGCGGATGCCGTTCTCCACGAAGCGCTGCTGGTGCAGGGTGTCGGCAACGACGAAGCCGAAGCGATATACCTGGGCGTGCGCGTGGGCGGGGCGTCCCACTACGATTGAGGCAGTTGCCGCCAAGCCTATACTTTATAATCCACGCAGTTCAACATGGAGCCGCTTAATGCCTGACGACACGGACAACCTTCAATTTGGCCGCCGACAAACAGACAGCGGGATCATTGTGAAACTTGAATTGCTTCACGAAGATGTTTCAGATATGAAAACCGTGCTGCGTGAGATGACTGCCGCCATTAACCGGCTGGCATTGGTTGAAGAACGGCTGTCGCAAACATCTACCGCCCTGGAGCGCGCATTTACCGCGCTGGCCAAAGTTGAAGCCCGAGTTTCCTCGCTGGAGCTGTCCAGCGTCAACACCCTGCGAACGTCCTCCATGGTCGATAAGGGCGTCTGGTTCGTCCTGACCGCAGTGGCTGCCGGTGCGCTCACTTTCCTGGGGATTAAAAAATGAAGATCGAAGTTGTACGTAACCCTTCTGACGACACTTGCACCCTCGGCGAGATGCTGGTGGATGATGCTCACGAATGCTATACACTGGAGCCCATCATGCGCCCGGACGGCGCGGAAAAAGTGTTCGGTAAAACCGCCATACCGCTAGGAACCTATGCAGTCACTGTTACTTTTTCTGAGCATTTTCAATGCGATATGCCTCTCCTGGTTGGTGTACCTGACTTCGAAGGAGTCCGTATCCATTGGGGCAACGTTGCAGCAAATACAGAAGGATGCTGTCTCGTTGGCGAAGAGCAGAGCCGCGACGCCATCCTCCAATCCCGAGCCGCCTTCGACCAGCTTTTCCCCAAAATACGGGATGCCGTCAGCCGCGGTGAACCGGTCTCGATCACTTACCGTATGGCCTGATGATGCGCCAGTGGAAACTAAGCGACCTGTTCGTTGACCACGGCACTGGACGCCTGCGGGAGTCCAAGGTCTGGTCCAATATCGCCAAGGGGTCCATGACGTTCGGCTTTTTGTGGGCCGTCGTCCACGGGCAGAATACGGACTGGCTCTGGACGGCGTTCGGCACCCCCTTGCTGGGCCATGAGCTGGTAGGTCGCTGGCTTAATCAAAAGGAACCTGGAAATGTTACCCCCAAGCCTGCTGCTTAGACTCACTTTCGCCGCTGCCGTTCTGGGCGCATTCGCCTATACGGATGTGAAGAGCTACCACGCCGGCGAAAACTCCGTGCAGGTCGAGTTCGACAAGTACAAGGCCGCCCAGGTGCAGGCGGCGATCGCCGAACAGACCGCGCGCGCAGCCAAGGAACAAGCCCTCAACCAAGCCAACCAGAAAGTGACGGATGACTATGAAAGCCTCAAAGCTGCTACTGCCACTGCTGTTGGCGCCCTTACTGCTGACCGCGTGCGCTTGCAAGCCACCATCACCGCCGCTCGTCGTGCAGCCAGCCAAAATCCCACGCCCGGACCCAGCCCTGATGTTACCCCCGAAGACGGGGTTCTTGGAGAGTGCGTCCAGCGACGTGAAGAAGTGGCAGCTGATGCTGCAGCCCTCTCCGACCAACTGACAGCACTGCAGTCCTGGGTCAACACGGTGGTGCCTGAATAATGGGCGCCGTCAGCATTACCAAGTTCATTGGTGAAGCGCCCAAGCTAGACCCAGAACTTCTCCCCAACAGTGCGGCGCAGATTGCGTCCAATGTCAAGCTGTACTCCGGGGATTTGCTGCCGTACAACCAGTCGTCGTTGCAGTTCATTCTCCCCAAGACCGGGCCGATCCTGTCGATGTTCCCGCTGGTCAACCCGGCCGACGGCACGCAGAAGTGGCTGCACTGGAATACGGACGTCGACACGATCTTGGCGCCGGTGCCCAACAACAGCACGGCGCAGCGCATTTATTACACCGGTGACGCGACCGGCAACGGCGAGCCCAAGGCATCCAACTACACCCTGGCAACCACCGGCGCAGGCACTTCGTATCCGTACGGGTATTACACCCTGGGCGTGCCGGCCCCTCTGACAGCGCCGACAGCAACGTCAACCCCTTTTACTCCGATCTCCGGCACCCAGGTTTCTTCCGTGGTGCGCTCGGCCGGTAACTTGGTGACAGTCACGACTGCAGCTGCCCACAACCTGAATACTGGCGCGTATGTAACGATCACCAATATCACGGTGGACACCACATACAACGTCACCAATGCCCAGATTACGGTCACCAGCCCCACCTCGTTCACCTACTACGCCAACGGTGCGGTAGGCAATATCGGCACCCCCTCGGGCTCCGGTAGTACCGGCATACCGCTGATCAACTTGTCGGGGCTGCAGCTTTCGCGCACCTATGTGTACACGTGGATGACCGCATGGGGGGAAGAGTCCGCGCCATCCCCGGCATCCCCGGCAATTTACCTGTATGAAGGCCAGCAGGTTACGCTGACCGGCCTTCCGTCAGCCTTCCCCACCACGGGTGTGTACGCTGGCGGTGTGTACCAGACTTCGGGGATGACGATAAACATCTATCGCACCGTGTCGTCCACCACCGGTACCAACTACTTCACCACACCGGTGATGAACGTGGCCGTTGGGACCACCACTGTGGTTGACAACAACCCCGTGGCAGCGTTCGTGACCGCGCTTCCCAGCACCACGTGGTTCCCGCCACCTGCCGGGCTCACGGGCATCCGCGCCATCCACAACGGCATGCTGGTGGGCTTCACCGGGTCGACAGTCTGTTTCTGCGAGCCGGGCCAGCCGCACTCCTGGCCGCCGAAGTATTACCAGGAGCTGGGTACACCCATCGTGTCGGTAAGCAACGTGGGTACCATCATCGTGGTGTTGACGCAGGCCAATCCATGGATTATCCAGGGCAGCACGCCGCTGGCCATGCAGAAGATGAAGCTCGACACCAACATGCCTTGCGTGTCCAAACGCGGCGTGGTGTCCATGGACTGGGGCCTCTGCTACCCGACCCGCGGCGGTATTGCCGTGTTCTCCATGGTGCAAGGCGCTTCCCTGGCAACCAACTATGTGTATGACTGGGACAACTTCCGCACCATCGTGGACCCGACGACGATCACGGCTGTCCGGTACAACAACAAGTACATGGCCAGCCACTCCCAGGGCGTGTTCGTTTTTGAGAAAGACGAGCACACCGGCGGCTACCTGACGGAGACCACGCAGCAGTTCAGCGCGGTCTATTACAACCCCAACACAGCAAAGCTCAACTTCGCTTTCGGCACGCCGTCCACCATGTACCTGTGGGACGATCCCACGCAAGGATTTACCAACTTCGAGTGGAAGTCCAAGGTGATGCGGGTCAAGGACTACATGAATCTGGGGGCTGCCCGGGTTATCGCCGACTTCAGCCTGGGCTCCAACTACGCGACCCAGAACGCTACGATCCTGGCAACCAACGCCGCGCTGATTGCTGCAGCGCAGGTAGGCGGCGCGCTGGCGGGCAACGGCAACCGGTTCGGCCCCAGCCCCACGGGCACGCAGAACGACATCGGCGCCTCACTGGCAGGAGTCCCGGTGGCCGCCAGTCGGCTCAAGCCGCTGCTGGGTACGGCAGCCACGCTGCAGTTCTACTTCTACGTGAACGGTGTTCTGGCCTTCACGACCCCTGTTATCAACGATACGCCGTTCCGCCTGCCCACCGGGTATCGGGTAGACAAGTTCGAGGTCCGCGTAACCGGCAACGCGCGCGTGCGCTCCATCCAACTGGGAGAGACCATGCAAGGTCTCAAGACGGTCTGATGCCAAACAACATCCCCTGGTCCCCTATCCCAGACGTCCCGCTGGAAGGCCTCAACGCGGCCGAAAGCGGCCTGTTCCGTGCCATGAAGGAGAACCTGGAGCTGGCGGCGGGGGTGCGCATCCCTGGTATATACGCCCTGGGGTCCCCCAACGTGACGGTGGCTGTGCAAGATGTGCAGCAGATGAAGCACGTGAGTGCCGGCGCGAACGGGTACGCGGTCTCTTACCCCAACGGCGCATCTCTGGCGGCCGCCACCGGCGCGATCGTCATCATCAGCGCAACAGACTACGCCAACTTGATCTCCGATGTACAGGGGGTAGCAAACGATGTCGCCCGCTTGCAGAATGTTGTAAACTCGCTCATCGCCCAGCTGCAGAAGTAAAAGGAAGCCTTATGGCAGATACACCGGTACTCCAGTCAGGCCAGACTACTGGCAGCGGACTCGACTCTAACACAGCCAGTGCCGACTGGTTGCAATCCCCCAACTTCGGTTCCTGGAGCCATGCGAACGCTGCCCCCGCCGCCGCTCCTGCTGCGTCGGCTTCCGCGCCAGCGGCCAGGGGCGGAACTACCACAACGGTGGACAACTCCACATGGGGGACGCCCGAGCAAAACGCTCAGGCCATGGGCTACGTGATGTCAGGACTCAATGCGGTAGTGCCGGGGATGGGCGCGTTCAATGCTGTTCTTGGGGCCGCACCATACGTGCAGGGGGTGTACAACCGACTGACGGCGCCTGACCAGACCGACGCGGAGACCACCCGGCTCGCAGCGCAGAACGATCAGCTGGCGCAGAACGATCAGCTGGGCGCCCCCACTGGAACAGTCGGCAATGTCACGCAAGCACCTGATGCCTCTTCGCTGCCCGGGGGTCCTGCTGCCGCAGCTGATCCTACACTTGTGCCGGGGTCTCTGCGGAGCGGTTCTTCCACGACAGTCAACAATGGCGGCTTCGGCCCCAACGCGGGCGACGCGGGCGGTGTAGGGGCGGGGTCTATGAACTCAACCGGTGGCGTAACGTCGACCGGCACCTCCATGGCGGCTGACGGCGGCATGGCATCTCCTGGCGGTTTTCAGCGCGCAGGCCAGCCCGGCGCCCTCCCCGGCGCTCCTCAAGGACCAGGGCTGCAGATGCCCGGCAAGCCTTCGGCGCCTGCGCCGACCCAGCCAATGCACCCCGCCTTGGCCCAGTTGCACGTCCAGAACAAGATGGCCAACCCGCAAGTGATGCAGGGCATGAAGGCGCACATCAACCAGTTTATCCAGTCCGGGCAGATCAACCCCCAGCAATTGCAGTTGATGGGCCAGCTCGCGCAGTCGGCGATGCAGCACCCCGAACTCTGGGGCAAATTGCGCCAGTTCGCCATCCAGGCAGGCATGCCCGACGCACAGAAACTACCCACACAGTTCAACCAGCAGATGTGTATGTCCATGCTGGCGGCTTCGCATGCCGCTTCCCACGGCGATCGCCCAGGGGCATTCGCGGATGGCGGACAGATTCACGGCCCCGGTACTGGGATCAGCGAATCGGTGCATGCGCAGAACAGCAGCACTGGTCAGCCGCTCAGGGTATCGAACGGTGAGTATGTCATCCCCGAAGACGTTGTAAAAATCAAAGGCAAAGATTTTTTTGACAATCTGGTGCGCAAGTATCACACGCCCGCGGCCATGCAACAAAATCAACGATAAGGACGCATCATGGATTTTGGTTCATTTGGTTCAATCTGGGACGCAGGACAAAATGCGTGGAACGCGTTGACTGGAGGCGGCAGCCCCGACATATCAACCGGTGATCTTGGTGTTCCATCTCCTAGTTCTGGTAGTTACTCTGCGGCAGGAGACTACGCCCCCACAGCGCTAACAGGTCTGGACAGCCTTCCCTCCTCAGTCAACTCCGCCGCAGACGCGTTCGGCTCCACGCCCAACCTTCCGAATGCAGGTAGTTTTTCTGCCGGTTTGCAGCTTCCGGGCGATTCCAGCACACCAAGCGGCGTGGCTTCAGGCGCAGCTGCCTCGCAACCCCAGTACATGGCCGGCCTGGATGCCGCCAATGCAGCCGGAGGCCCGATCAGTGATGGCGCCAACGGAACCACAGCTACCACGTCACCCGAAGGTACGGATTGGAAGGGCATGATCAAGAAGAACGCGGGTCTGATCACTCCCGCGATCAACGCCATTGGGACTCTGAGTGCGAACAGCAACAATTCTCCTTCGCCGGCGTCGCAGCAGCAAGGCCAGATCGCTACCAACGTGGCCAACACTGGCGCCAGTATGGTGAACCAAGCCCCGTTCATGGGGCAGAATTCCCAGAATCAAGCTATGATTGCTGGGGCCGCCGGCAAGGCCGCACTCCAGCAGCAGCTGCAACGCCAAGGCTACAAGGCGGGAGACGCCGCGTACGATTCTGCCATGAACACCCAGGACATCGGCAACCGCACCAACGAAGCCACCGCGTACGCAGCGGGTCAGGGCCAGTCGATGAATGCGGAGTCCACCGGTGCAGGTTTGCAGACCAACGCGAGCGCAGGACTGAACAATCTCAGCAACAACCAGAACGCGCAGCAGCAGAACCAGAACAAGAGCAACACCGCGCTCCTTGGCGATTTCGGCCAAGGTCTTGCGGCATACGCCGGTTCGTAATCAGGAGCACGCATGGACCTTTCCAACGCGAATTATGATGTGACGGCGGATATGACGTCGCACATGGCAAATCTGCAAGCACAGGACGCCATGACTCGCCAATATCTGGCTGACGCGGCTACCCGCAAAGCTGAAGCTGCGCAAAACACGCAGTACGACGCCGGGCCGGATACCAACCGCCCTACTGCTGCAACTGTGAACGTGGCGGCCGGTGCAACTCCCGCATCTGGCGCGAACGGCGCCGGTGGACCGGCCGCTGCTCCCTACAATACATACACCAACTCCCCCACGTTGGCTGGACCGAACGACCCATACAAAGGCGTGCCTGCAGACCCCTCCGCAGGGATTCCACCACCCAATCCGAATGGACCGTGGGCAGGTCGAACCAACCAGTCGGTTGCGGATCAGATTGCGCAAGAACAGGCGACACAGGACAACCTTCGCCAAATGCGGCTGCGCGCCAGCCCGATGGGGGGCGGACCCCAAGGGTCGGGGCTGGAAGATATTCAACGCCAGTTGGATGAATCTCAGGCTCGGCTGGCAGCTCTAAAAGCCGGTAAACTTCCCGCTTCGGGCACACAGGCAGCAAACCCTGCGTTCGTGCCGAACGGGGCGCCGTCTACGCCTCCATCAGATACATCCACCGGTTCTGACAACAGCCCGCAAGCGAACGCTCGCCGGGCATCTAGCGACGTGGAAGAACTGCAACGGGAACTCGCCCGGGTGAAAGGCAACACGCCTGCAGCTAATGACCAGCGACAAATTCTGCAGGCAGAACTCGCCAAGGCGCAACAAGCCGGAGGTCAAGCAGGCCAAGCCGCGCAGAGTCAACCGCAAGACCAGCAAGGCGCCAGCGCTGCACCCGCGCCAGCGCCGCAACCCGCAACCCCCACCGGCCCAGGGCAGACGTATAGCCCACCGGCTGGCGCGAGCGACTTCAATTTCGACAACATCGCTGCGAACTCGCGGCTGCAACAAATCCAGCAGCGGTTCAAGATTCTGCAGTCCCAGCAGCAAAACGCCGCCACCGGTGCAGAACGCAGCGCAGCTACCGCTGAGATGAACCAGCTCCAGACCGAGGGGCAGCAGTTGCACGCCGGCATTTTTAGCAACAACATGATGCAGGGTGTGCGTCAAGTAGAGTCGGGCAACCTGGGCGCCCTGGGCGAGATGATCCAGGCGTACGCGCAGAACACCCACACGCCGCTGGTGATCCACCAAGTCGGCCAGGGGCAGTACGCGCTCTACACCCCGCAGGGGCAGCCGGTTACCCAGCCGGGCTCTGCTGTCGATCTGGCACGCTCACTGTATGGCAAGGTAGCACCAGACGGTCGCAAGATGCTTGCCCAGAATGCAATGATGTTCCAGCAGGCGTACCAAACAGCGTTTGCCAAAGCGATTGCGGAGGCAGACCCCGCACAGAAACTGGAATTGCTCAAGGGTGAAGAGGCAGTACGGCTGGAGCTGGCAAAAGGTAATAACGAGCGTGCTCTGGAGCTTACCAGACAGATTGGTTTCGAGGCATCGCGCGACCCGCTCACCGGTCAGCTCACTTTGTACCGCAAGACTGGCGCCAACGTTACGCAGATTCCGCAGCAGCCTGTGGGCGGCGGTGGAGTTCCCAACTACACAGGGCACGAAGTTATAATGCCTGGACCCGGACTCAGCAACGTCCCCAAGTAAGGATTACTCATGGCAATGAACCCCGCTGCGAAAGACCCCAATGCTTTCGCTTCCACAGGTCTGAGTGGCGGGGGGGCAAGCAACGCCATCCTCGGCGTTCCGCAAAATCCGAATATGCCGCGCGGGCCTCAACCCGCCAGTAATCCGCAGACACCGTTGGCGCAGGCCAACGACGCGGCATTCGGCCCAGGGTACTGGAACACGATCAGCGCCAACGGTGGCTCCGGGCTGGCTGCTCCCGACTATGCATCCCAGATCGCCGCGCACAACGACGCTATGATCCAGCAGATGCAGTCGCAGGCTCAACAGCCGCAGCAGACCCCGCAGCTGTACTACGGCGTTGGACCCAACAACGAGCTGCAAGTGGGCGATCAAGTCGTACCCATGGGGGACAACCCCACATCGGCGGCACAAGCCATCCAGCAGAACCCTGGGGTTGGAATAACGCAGTCGACGCTGAAGCCTGGGTTTCGCCCGGTGGCAGCGAGCGACATCAATGAGTACCTGAGTGGTATCCAGCACGGCACACTGAGTGACTTGTATCAAGGGGGTAAAGAACTGGCCATCCGCACTCCCGGTGCGCTGCTGGGGTCGCTGGGTGCTGCATCCAAGTGGGCTGGCGCTGATACCGTGGGCGCGGGGCTGCAAGGTATGGGTCAGTCCGTTGACCAGATGACCGGTGCGGATCAGCCCGTTGACACGCTGGGTCGTGGCGCGGTGGGTAAGTGGTTCGTCAACAACATGGCGGGTGCAGCGCAGATGGTGCCGTTCATCGCCCAGAGTTTCCTGATGCCTGAGACGGCAGTGCCAAAGGCGCTCTCTATACTGGGGGACGTGGCGCTCAATTTCGGGCTGTTCGGCAGTCAGGCAGCGCAGGAGAAGAAAGAGTCTCTGATCGCCCAGGGCGTGGACCCCGCACAGGCCAACAAAGCCGGCTGGGTCGACTTCTTCTCCACCGGTGGTGGCATGATGGCCATGGGTCACGCCAGCCACGCAGCCCTTGACGGCACATACAGCGGTGCACAGCAGATTGTGGCCAAGCTCAAACAAGCAGTAGGCAAAGGCGCCATGACGGCCGAAGAAGCCGCCGCCGCGGTGACCAACCCCGCACTCCTGGCACGCACAGCCGCAAACCTCGCGGGCAGTACAGCGGTTCAAGGTGCGGCCATGTCCGGCATGGCTGGCGCCAGTGCAGCGTCCAACAACGCGTACGGCGGTCAACACCAGGATGTCGGCGACGCGATGGCGAGTGGCCTGGGTACCGGTCTGTCCCTGGGCGTGCTTACATCCCCCTTGGGTGCTGTGCATACATGGCAAGATTCTGGCCGCCGGCGGGCACTGGGGGAAGCGCTCAATACGCCATCCGAACAGGTGGACTTGCTCAACGCGCTGAAGCAACAGCAAGCCGCAAAAACAATCACCCCCGAAGTGGGCGCATTGGCCGGCGCCAAGCCGGCGCAAGACTGGGCGCAAGGTGTTACCGCCAAGGCATTCAACGCGGCTGATTCCAATCAGTTCCGTGCGGATCAAGCGGCGCAAGCCCAGGCCCAACCCGAGAGTTTCAGCCAGCCATATACACCCCCGGAAGCGCCGGCTGCCCCCGCCGCACCGCAGGAAAACGCAGCGGCCCAGCTCCATGCAGTCAAGGTAGATGACACGCTCAAAGCTCTGGGTGTCGGACGCAAGGCACAGAAGGCCGTGCGCGCGGTGGCGGAGGATGCCGTTGCTTCTGGCATCGACCTGGAAAGCCCACAGGCGGACACGCTGGTTAAACTGCTGAAGAAGGGCACCAAGGGTGCTGCTGGTGCACAGGCTGAACTCGACCGACTCAAAGGACAAAAAGATGGCGTATCTGGACAACCCAACGATGGAATGCCTCCAAGCACTGGAGCTGGGGGTACTGACGTTGGAGGAGGCGTGGCGGATGGAAAACCTGCGGTTCCTGCCGGAGAGCCAGCAGGGGGATTGGCTGGTGCCGCCCCCGAGCCTGCAGCCCGCGGCGGAGAAGCTGTGGCTCCTGAGCGCGTGGACGCCGGAGCTGCGCCAGTAGCACCCAAGGCGGAAATTCCTGATTTTTCGGGCTCGCAGTATCAGCGCGCGCCGTCTACGCTGCTTGAGCGCCCAAGTGGGTCAGCATCGCTGGGGCATCTACAGGATAAGTCTTCCCCGGAACACATCCAGGCAGCGCTTGAAGCCGGCCGCCTGACGCCTATTGAAGCAGAACGCGCGCTTGAAGAACTGCGTAAACCCCCTGAGCAGACGCGCAATTTGTCGCGTGCCACAGAGGAAGAAACTGGACAGGGGCGACTGTTCAAGGGGGAAGTATTCCCCAAGCGGCCGAAACTCCCCAAGGATACACAGCGGGCACGCGCTGCGGTAGACGCAGGCACACCTGAACCGGCACCAGCCAGCCAAATCACAGCGGTTGAAGCCAAGCAGTCGCGCAAACGCCAGGAGACGGAAGCCGCAGTCGAAGCCGCCAAATCGGAGGAACAGAAGTCCGCGGAGGCAGCGGCTAAGGACGTGACTGTTCCGCAAGATAAGTGGGAAGCAGCATTCGGCGATACCCACGGAGAGCGTATCCACCGCGCCCTGAGCGGAGAAACCTTTGGCGCCATCGGGGCAGACCACGGCGTTCAGGAAGACGCGGTGCGTAAATCACTCAAACGCGCTACGCCGGACTCCATTGACAAGGCGGTAGTGGATGGAAAAATTGACGCGCTGACTGGTGCCGACATGAAGCGCCAGTTGGAAAAAGCCCAGAAGGGCGCAGTGGTGCGCAAGACTGCGGCTGAAGCCAACGCGGACGGAGGTTCTTCTGCCGGCGTGCATGAAGACTCCACTACAGATCAAATCAAAGAAATTGTGGCGGACAAAGGGACGTTCATCACGGCGAGCACGAAGCCCGATGAGACAGCCGGCAAACTCAAGCCAAAAGAAACGCTGATCGCCAAGACAGCCCAGCAGTGGGAAGAACAGCGCCGGGCCAACGCTGGCCCCAAAGGCGACAGCGCCAAATATGACGAAGCCGTAGCAAAGCTCAAAGAGCTGGCTGCTCAGTGGGGCAAAGCACCCAAATCGGACGCGGAAAAACTTGCCGACGTACAGCGCCAGATCGCCGCAGCGGTCAAAGACGGCGGAAAAGCACCAGCCAAGCTGGAAGCCAAGCGCAAAGCGCTGCAGGAAAAACTCGATGCTGCAGATGAGGAGGCTGAAAGCGAGGAGGCTGTGGATGACACGGGCGCGCGCGACCAGGATGAAAAACTGGATGCGCTGGACCAAGAATATGGCCAAGGTATGCAGTTTGGCAAGGGTGCCGGCCCAGCTGAAGGCGGACCCGCGTACACCGCAGCTGGTTTGAAGAAAGAAATTTCCGACTTTATGGGTGGCCGGGAGCTGCCCGAAGACCGCATCCACATCGTGGACAGCGCCGAAGACCTGGAGCATCTGCCTGATCTGGCTGTCGCCATCAAACACGGCGACGCGTTTGGGTGGACCAAGGATGGGCGCGTGGTCATGATCGCCGACCGCATCCCGTCAGGTGAAGGTCGTGCCAAGTTCATGCACGAAGTGGGCACCCACCTGGGGCTGGAACACATCATGGATTCCGGTGACATCGACCTGCTGGCCATCCGCATCGCCAAGTGGGCTGACCGCATGGACGGCTCCCAGGAGTCGGAGCTGGCCCGGCGCGCGTTGGAGCGCGTGGGCGCTGCGGGAACCAAAGAAGACCAGACATCCAGCGAGACCGTAGCGTATTTCCTGGAGGAAGCCACCAAGGCAGGCATCGACCCGTCCAACCCGCGCGGCAAAGGGGAATTCACCGGCTGGCTGCGCCGCATCGCGCAGTCGTTCAAGCAGGCTGTGGCCAAGTTGCTGAACCTGGACCTGAAAAGCATCACCCCCCAGGACATCGTGGATATGGCCTACGGTGCGGCGCACTTGGCGTACGACAAGGCCCACCCAAGTAGCGAACGTTCACTGAAGCTGTCTTCCGACGAACGGGCGTTTTTTGAGTCTATTTTCAACAGCCCGGCCGACTTGGAAGGTTTGCATGATGAGGTACCCTCTGCCCGAATGGAGGGTGGATTGCTCCGCTATGATCCTGCGGATCGAGAAGCACTCGAAGACTATGTAAGCAGCATGTGGGGGGCAGGAAAAAAATCGTACGGCGGGGAAGGTGCGGCGTCGTTACCCAAGTCTTTTGCCAACGCAGGTCGCAAATTTATTGACCGCCTTCGCACGTCGCCGGACGGCGCCGTAAAGTTCGGCAAGAACATCGAGCGCAATATATCCAAGCTGCCTGAGCGCTACCAGGAGCCAGCACGCAACATCACGGACACACTCAACCGGTGGACCAGCTCCGCACTGGACAAGATGGTGTTTACCAAGGACTTGGTGGAGCGTGGCGTCAAGCGCGGCATGACTGCGCTGCACACCTTTGATGAGCACCGCGAAGCCCGCGATGCACTGGCCGGTCACTACCAGAAGATGGCATACGACCACATTGAGCCGGTGCGCAACTTCAGTGATGCCGAAAAGCGCGCGCTGAGTGATTTCCTGCAGCAGAGCACACTAGACAAGCAGTGGGGGTACGGTGAAAAAGCCGCTGGGTCCGCCAAGTCCATGTACGAAGCGCTGTCTCCTCGCGCCAAGAAAGTGGCGGAAGGGGTGTTCTCCCATGGGGACACCATCCTGAAGGAAAAGAAAGGTGCGATCCAGGAGCTGTGCGACAACTTGTATGGTTCCATGATTGATGACGCCAAGGCGGCTGGTCACACCAACGTGGTGGCTGAACTCAAGGCGGAGCGCGACGGCTTCCTGAAAAAATACAACCGGCTGATGGCCTTGGATGAAGGCAACCCGTACGTATCGCTGCAGCGGCGCGGGGACTTTGTGGCGGTTGGCAAGTCAGAAGAATACCGTCAAGCGGAGGCGGCTGCCCAGGCCAAAGGCGCGACCAAGGCAGACCGGGACAGACTGCAGGAAATGCAGACCGACCCCAACCATTATCTGGTGTCTTCAGCCCAAAGCATCGCAGAGGCCAAAGTGTTGCGCCAGAACATGCGCGATGCGGGATTTCCCGCAACGGGGGATCACACGTACTATCGCCCCAAGTCGGAGTGGGCGCGCGACGGCGCTGGGGGAGTGATCGCCGGTATGGGGCGCCTGCGCAACCAGCTCGACATGATGGCCCGGGAGTCTGCGAACCCGACGGACCGGGCGCGCTACGCGTCCATGAATCACTTGTTGACCAACATGTGGCTGGACGCCCTGAGCCAGCGCAGCGCGCGCAAGGCGGAGATGCGTCGCCTGGGTGTGCACGGCACCATGGACGTGGTGGACTCGTTCCGCCAGTCGGCTGCCGCGGATGCGCATTTCATCTCCGGCATCAAGTACAACGACAAGATGCTCACTGCGCTCAAACAAGCCCGGGAGCAAGCCGACCGCGGCGAAGGTGAAGACCGCACCATCAACCTGAACATGATGGACGAATTTCTAAAACGGCACGAACAGAGCACAGCGGCTGTACCGACTCCGTGGGCCAACAAGATCACCAAGACGGTGGCGCTGTGGCAGATCGCCACCAGCCCGGCGCACTACATCGGCAACCTGATGCAGCCATGGACCATGACGCTACCCTATCTGCAAGCCAAGCATGGGTACGGCGCGGCAACCAGTGAATTCTTCAAGGCATACAAGGAGATCGGCGGAATCCTGGCTAACACCGGCGTGCTCAACTCGCTCAAAGTGGACGACATGCCCGCTGACGTACGCCAGCCGATGAAGCGACTGCTGGAACTCGGGCGCCTGGACATCGGCATGAACACTGAATACACGTCCATGGACCTGAACATCATCCCGAAAAATGCAGCGGAACGCAGTATTGCCGCAGCGGCTGACCGGATTACCCAGGCTTCACTCAAGATGGAATCGCTCAACCGGCTCGCCAGCGCGGCCGCAGCCTACCGGCTTGAACTCAAGCGCACGGGGGACTCGGAGCGCGCCATGCACTACGCAGCTGACGTGGTGGCAGAAACCCACGGCGACCACAGCCGCGCCAACGCGCCACGGGTGTTCAACAGCGGGTTCGGCAAGGTAGCGCTGCAGTTCCGCAAATTCCAGCTGGTGCAGCTGACCCAGATGGCCAAAATGATTGGCAACCTGCGCAATGCTGATCCTGTGGAGCAGGCAACGGCCGTTCGCATGCTGGGGTATACCTTGGCACACGTGGCAGCACTGGGAGGTGCGGTGGGTATGCCGGGTTTTGGAACATTCAGTTCTGCGGCGCAAAACATCCAGCATTTGCTCGGCCAAACCCAGGGCGAAGACTGGGAAACCCAGATTGAAAAAGCCGCTGGTGGACGCGAGATGGCCCAGTTGTTGCTTCGCGGTCTGCCTGGACTGGCCGGCGTAGACCTTACCAGCAAGGTAGGCTACGGAGACATGCTGGGCATTGCGCCCTACACGGATGTGGACGTGACAGACCGCAAGAGCGTGGTGGACGCCATCGGCCAAGTCACTTCAGGTCCGTTCGGCGGCCTGATGGGGCGCGCAGCGCAGTCGCTGCACCACGTGCTGGTGGGCAACTACTACAAAGGTTTGGAAGGGTTGATGCCACAAGGTATCGCCAACGTGATGAAGGGTGCACGCGAGCTGAATGAAGGTGTGACCAACACCAAGGGTGACAAGCTCATGAACATCAACGCTGGCGAAGCGATGTTGGAAGCCCTCGGATTCGAGCCGTCCAGCAAGGCCATGCAGGCCAACGAAACTGCGTCCATGATCAACTCGACAGAAGGGTTCAAAGACCGTCTGGAGATTCTCAAGGAGCGCTACGCCAACGACGCGCGCAGCGGGGGTGATGTGTCATCCACAGTCAAGAACCTCAACGCACTGCGGGCAGAGATGCAGGAGCGCGGCTTCCGGCCGGTGTCCCTGGGCGATTTGATCAAGGCGCCAATGGAGCAGCTTAAACGTGAGATGTTCACGACGCCCGGCGGTGTGCAGTACAACCCGAAAGAATCTGGGCGCGCTGTGGCCCAGCTCCCGAAGTGAAAAAAGCCCCCGGCGGTTAACCGGGGGCAAATACATCACTCAAGGAGAAACCGGGTTGCTCATCCCGGCAACTCGAATTATGCACCAGCTTGTGGCTGCCCGGACGCAACATTGTCCACAACGAGCACGGGGCCGCTGGCTTCGAGCTTGGACAGGTTCACCACCACGCAGCGCTGCTGCACGCGCGGCAAGTCCGTCCCACGCGTCAGGGTGACACGCTCATCTTCGTGGATCAGGGCGCCGGCGTAGCGCAGATGGTCCAGCACGTTGTTGAAGTCGGTTCGGTTCTTCATGCACCACTCACGCATGGCTTTCTGGCACAGGAACAGCCGCCCGGCCGTCTCTGGCGTATTACGCGTGCCCAGCACGTAGCGGCCAACGATGGAGCCCTTGAGCACGTTGCGGGGTGTCTCCACACCGGCGGGGCTGCGGGAGTCCCTGAACTCCGACGTGACCACGATGCCGGGCATGAGGGAAGCCACCATGCGGCTGAAGGCATCCTCTGAGGTGACGGTGTTGTTGACCGTGATGTCGCGCGCCAGTTTCTGCATCAACTCGATGGCAAACTGCGTGAGTTTGGCCACGTTGAACTCGCATATCCCCAGTTCCACGGCCATCTCTGCTGCGACCAGGGTGCACGCTGCGTGGCTACGGTAGAAGCGATACTTGGTGCCGGGGATGTGCTGGACCAGCATGCTGATCTTGGAGCGGATGCGCTCGTAAATGTCTTCCCGGTGGGTCACAGCGTAGTGGATCAGCGCTGCGCCGGCGGTGCCGCGGTTGGCCTTCATCTGGGCCAAGGCCATTTGGACTTCAGTTTCCTCCAGCTTGGGGATGGGGTAGCTATCCACGTGGATTTGCACCATGCGCACCGCTTCTGCCTGGGAGTTGGCCTGGGTGGCTGCCAGCACTCCATGCAGGTCCTTGTTGGCGGTACCGAAGGGGCTCATGCGCCAGGACGACTGGTTGGCAAATTTGACGCCGCTACCAGTTGACTGGAGACGCGCACGTTCTTCACCGAGGCTCAACGTGTAAGTAAAATTCGAGAACCAGTCCGCTTCCACGCCGGTGAGTTCATCGAATATGAGCGGGAGATTGTTGAACGCCCCCACTGTGGCCCAGAGCGCATTGCGAGTCCCCGCGTCATCCGACTTGAGGGCCATTGCGTTCGAGTCTCCGAAGGCGTAAACGGAAGCGTACGCAACAGTGGATTTTCCCTTGCCCGAGTCGCCACCAGTGATTGCCAGGAGGAGGCCACAGTAGAGCTCTTCGCAGAAGGGGTTGAGGATGGAACCCCAGCCGGAGCAAATAGCGTATTGAAGGCTTTCCATGCCGTCGCGGGCATATACATAGTTGAGCGGTTTCGCGTAACCATCCAGGGTGCCCTGTGGCGCGGTAAGAGCAGCTTGCTTCTGTGCCGCGTAACCTCCCAGTAAAACTCGTTTGACTGTGCCATCAGCGTGGTAATAGCGGTCACCGATGAGGAAGCCTTGCATCTCGTCCTTCCAACCGAAAGTCGTGAGCGTATTGATCTCTTCAGCGCGCCGTTTAAGCTGTTCCAGTGAATCTCGAAGGTACGCAGTAAGGTGCGTGCCAGCGTTGGCGTGATTGGATTGCATAAGTTCATATTTTGCGAGTGATTTAAGCATATCGGACTGGGATGCCATGGCTTCAAACGGCATCTGGAAGTCCCGAATCCGGTTGTTGTGAAGGTGCATGCGCATGCCGATGCGGTACGTGCCGTCTTCCCCGCGTATGCGCTGGGTGGGGTAGAACTGGTGCGACGTGAAGCTGTGCACTTGGTTGATGCCGTCCTTGTCGGGCAGGATGCGCGACAGCAAGCCGTTGTTCCACTGGTACCCTGGCGGGTACGCGGGGATGGTCACCGTCTCAACGACATCCGGCGTCGCAGTCTCCACCGTGACTTCCTTGTCCTCGGTGACAGGAATTACACGCCCCAGCACCAACGGGGTGTTGACCTTGCCCTTGAACTCGCAGCCGGTGCAGCCGTCCGGGTTGCACTTGCTGAAAAACTCGCAGGTGGTGGGGCCAGCGTCCCAGGAGTCGTAGCGGATGTCCCAGTCCAGCTGGTCGTGACCAGTGTTGGCGCGCTCGCTGCTCCAGTCTTGCGCCAGGGTGCGGCCCTCCTCGCAGTGGGTCAGCAGCCCGATAACGCCGCGCCAGTGGTCGTAGCCTACATCCCCAGCCGTGTTGCGCATGACCGACGCCTGTGCGCACTTGTCTGCCATCTGATGGGCGTCCACCGGTGCGTTGCTGTATGGAAGGTGCGCGGTCAGGTCCGAGTTGTTGACCTCACCCTGCAAGTGCGCCGGGAGCTGCATCGCCAGCTGAGAGGCCGGCACCACCACGTTGTGAGTGGCTGCATACTCCTTGACCGCAGAGTACAGCACCTTGGCATCCATCAGTGCGGATTCACGCAGGACTGCCACCCGTTTGCCGTTCTCTGGGTCTTTGCGATTGAGCGTGCCGGCCGGGCGCAGGATAGAGGCGAAGTCTGCTGTGCGGGAAGGGTCAGCGCGAAGGCCATATAAATCGGCTGCGGCTTTAAGGAGATCGGCACACTTCACCCAGCTCTCATGCTTGACGGCGCGCGCCAGGGGCCAGTACGCATGTAGCCCGTTGCCTGAACTGACCAGCATGGGCTGGGGCCAGCCGATCGCCTTGGCAAACTGCGCCACGGCGACTGCGGCGTCTTTCTTGGTCAGGTAGCCCTGGCCCTTTTCAAATTTGGCTTCCCCGCAATCCAGGTCCATCCAGAAGGACTTGGCGGTGGCCCAGTTCGGGGCTTTGCGCGCGATGCGCTTGGTCTTCCCTTTGACCACAACGTCCATGAACTTCTCACGGTAGCTGGAGCATGCGTGGTACACAGCCGTGTACTGAGGATCGCGGTTGTAACTCGCAATGGCCGCAGCCATGTTCTCCAGCGAGGTGAAGGCGCGGTGCCTGGGATATGGGCGGTCCTTCTCGAACAGCACCACATATTTGATGCCCGTCTCGGGCAGAATTGTTTGGAGAAACGTTAGGGCATCCACACGATGCCCTTTCGAGAAGTTTTCATACCGCCCCCGGTAAAGAGTTTTTGATCTTGTTAATGGCGGTTACGGTATCCGCCAGCCACCCAAGGTGGCCGATTCCGGGGGGTTACTTAGTCGTCAAAGTCGATGCCGTCGATGTCCAGATCAGGGTCTTCATCCACTACGGGGACAGCCTTGACCGGTGCGGGCTCGGGCTTGGGTTCCGGCTTCGGTTCAGCCTTGGGCTTCGCTGCAGCCCTGGGTTTGGCAGGGGCCGGTGCGGGCTCAGCAGGCGTTTCCGCTTTTGCGGGTGCTGCAGTCTCAGCGGGTTCCTCCGTGGACGCACCGACTGCGGGAGCGTCATGCCCCAGCAGGCCGGCTACGCCAACGATGTCTTCCGTGGTCTGGGACTCCATGGTCTCCTTGATCTGGGCGTAGTCATCAGCCGACAGGAAACCCATGGGCTTGAACGTCAACTTGGGCGACTCTGCTTCCTGGTCAAAGGCGATCTTGGTAACCACCATGTTGTACGCCACACCGCGCTTAGCCAACATCTGGCCATACTCACCCAGAGCCTTGATGGATGCCGGCGGTACGCGGATCAGATGCGGGTCGTTGAGTTGACCGTTGGGTACCACAGCAATGCGAACGCTGTCCTGGCACGCCTTGCCCTTGGTAGCGATGCCCTTGTCATTGACAGCAGAGCCCCAGGCGTTGTGCGGGCAGACAGCGCAGCTGGTAGCCTGTTTGTGTTCTGCGTCCGCGGCCGGTGTGGTCCCGTTGGCAGAGTAGCAGTCGGGCTTCTGGGCCTTGTCGATGGCGTTGGGGTCGTACTTGTTGATGTAGAAGACCTTGGACTTGTCCTTGTTGGCCTTGACCAGCACCACTTCGATGCTGGTTGCAGGGCTGTCCGGGTCTTTCGGGTTGGGCAGCACAACGCGCTCACCGTCGCGCACCACGGCAAACACCTTGCCCTTGATGGAGATGACAGGGAAGCCGCCGCCGGCGTGGGCAGTCAGGTCTGCATTCAGCGCAGCGACGTCGATGCCAGCCAAGTGAGCGGGAAGTTTTGCGGATTCAAATGGGATCAGGTTAGACATATTTTGGGTTTCCTTGAGGTTCACGTGTTAAACAACTTGCCAATCATCAGCCAGCACATCAGTCTGTGAGGCCAGCCAAGGGACGAACTTGGCGTCCGCGGTCTTCATGCCGATCCAGGGCGCAGTGACAATATCCTGGTCGTCCATGCCAGCGGTGTCAGCAGAAACATCCCAGTCCGACGCGAACACGTGTGTCAGCCACATGCCCTTGCCGTTCCAGCCAGCGCGCGCCACCTTCTTCCCCCGCTTCAAGGCCTCGATGGCAAGACCGAACGACATACCGGATGTGGCGTGGTACGCGTTCTCGAACTGAGCCTTCGGGCTCCATGAGATGTAGCCAACATGGCGCGAGTCGTTGGCTTTTCCGCCGTCCTGGTACTCGACCAGATAGCCTTCGTCCGCGCCGTTCTCGTTTTCAGGGAGAGCCCATCCGCGGTAGGTGTTGTATTCCGCGCGGCTCATGGGCCGCGCCAAGATGATCTTGGTTCCGATGTAGCGTTTCATGTTTTGGGTTTCCTTGAGTTAGCCGTTGTTGCGGCGGATTGCGACGGTGCGTTCGGTGCGGTAGTTCACACCTGGGGGCACATCCCCGTGCTCGGCAGCGTATGCGTCCACGGCGGTCTTGTTAACCCGGACGTCCATGAGATCGAAGGCTTGGTTGGCCCGCACGTGCGCCATAAACGCATCCTTGTCTGCGACGGTTGCGCTGGTGCGAGAGCTGATGTATGCAGTGCCGGCCGCTGTGCGCATGCCCTCACCACCCAGCTTGTCCAGGGCGACCATGAGCTGGCCTTCCAGTTTGGTCATTTTTTCCTCGATGACGGCTTCCTCGGCCTTGCGGGCCTTGGAGATTTCCGCCTTCTTGTCGCGCAGGCTGATATACAGCTCGACGGCTTCTGAGAGTTTCATTTTTTCTTCCTTGAGTTACGCTTCAACACCATTGTTCTCTTTGACCATATCCAAGAGAACGCCTTGCATGGACTGCTTTGCTTCCAGCCTCTTATAGATTGTTCGCTCCACGGGTGTACCCGCGATATGCACAATCACTGTCTTTTTTGTTTGACCCGGACGCCGAACCCGTGCGCAAGCCTGTTCGTATGTCTCATTCGAGTGAACAGGAGCATACCAGACAATTGTGGTCGCGGCGGTCAAAGTCAACCCATGGCTCATTGTTTGCGCGTTGGCCAGCAGTACCCGGGGTTCGTCCTGGTTTTGGAATGCTCCAAAAATACGGTCTCGCTCGGTTTTGCTGGTGTCGCCATTAACAACCTCCACGGTGAAGTACTTGAGTAATTCCGCCTGGATCGATTCCAGCGCGCCGGTCAAGGGGACAAATACTATCACCTTTCCTTCGGACTCCTCGATAATTTCCTTCACCAGCTCCAGCCGGGGTTTGGACGGTATGATGATGTTCTCGCCGTTGGTGCCGTACGCCACGCCGCACGCAATCTGGATCAGCTTGTTGGCCTTGACGGCTTCGTTGACGGCCAGAATCTGGCCACCAGAGGCTTCCGTTGACAGCCGGGCCAGCATGTCCTTGTAGGCTTTGTCCTGTTCCTTGGTCAGTTCCACTTCCCGTGTGATCACCGTTTGCTCGGGGAGGTCCACGCAATCATCCAGCGCGAAGCGGATGGCCGGCTGCATCGCCTTGAACACGGTGTCATTCGCAGTAGGTCGAGCAATCCACTTGAAGGGCGTCAATTGCCGCATCACGGCGTCCTTGAAGCGCCCGAAATACTTGGGCACTTCCACGTTGTCGGGGGTAATAAGGCGGCACTGAGCCCACGCGTCGGTAGGGGAGTTGGGCGTAGGTGAGCCAGTCATCCCCCACACGCGCCGGGGTGACTGCTTGTTGCATATCAAATTCAAAGTTTCCCATCGGTCTGTTTGTGCGTTTCGCGCCATTGCCAGTTCGTCGACGCAGATGACGTCAATGTCGGGGCGCGTTGCAAGTTCCTTCTTTATGATGGCCAAGCCATCAATGTTGATGATATAAACGTCCGCGTGCTGCTTGAGCAGCTTGATGCGGCGATCGCGTGATCCATAGAGCACGTTGTAATCCAGGTGCGGGAACGTCATGAATACCGCGTCCGCCCAGGTCCGCTCCATGGTAGACAGCGGGCACACAACCAGCATGCGCTTGGCCTGCTTGACCGTGCGCAGATAGTCGAACGCCCACAGTGCGCTGTTGGTCTTGCCGGTGCCCATCCCGTTGAGACAGAACGCCCGGCGGTTCATGGAGAGAAAAGACGCGGTGGTTCGCTGCACCTCAAAAGGACTGTGCCGCCCGTTGGCCAAGGGGTACTGGTAGTGGATCGGCATGGGGTCCGGTATATCGAAACCCAGGTTTCGCAGTACCCGGGTTTCATCCGGGCGGTGCGGGAGTGCCACTACGTGACTGTTGACCTGCTTGGCTGTCGTGATGACTGACGTAATCCTTGAGGGGTGCCGCAGTTTCATGACCACGGCTTTTTTCTTTTTGTGGATGTACATTAGAAATTTAGCTTGTCGGCTATCTCGTCATAGTGCAGCAAAAACCAAGTGCAAAGGTAGTCGTGGGTAATACCACCAAGGATGTATGGAATCTCGGCGATGGCTACGGCGCGAGCTTTTGCGCGTTCAGCCTCGCGTTGTTTCTTCGTGTCGGCTATGTGCTGGCGTTTTATCTGCATTACGCGTTCTGCAGATATATTTAGTTCGCGCGCAATATCACTGGATTTGCGACCGCGCAGTAACTCGTCATACACGTATTTGCGGCGGTAGATGTACATTACTTCTTGTCCACGGGTACCTTGTAGTCACCCTCGCCCTTGCGCCAGCCGCGGTTTTTTGCTGCGGCTTCGACCTTCACGTTGGACGGCACTGTCTTGCCGCCCTGGCTGGCCGGCTTGATGTGAGCGATGTCTCTGCCGTCGCCTATGGCCACCTTACCGGCAGCGATTTCATGGCGGCGCTCGCGCCGGCGCTCCACACCGAGTTCCTTCTGTGCAGGAGAAGCGTTATACGCCTTCTGATAGGCCAGCTTCTCTGGGGTTGATTTAGCCATATTTTTCCTCCAGTATTTTAGTGACAAGAAATGCGTGCAGCTTCGCGGGGTCGTCAACAACAATAGCCCACCCGCCGTGTTTGTTTATGGCATCGATGTTGCGCTGTTGGTTGGCGGTGACGGTGGACGCTTTGCCTGGGGCTTTGGTTTCAATCGCCAGGAATTGGCCCTTCCAGCAGGCAATGATGTCGGGGATGCCCACAACACCCATGCCGTTCTGGACCGGCATGTAAAACCAGATGCCGTGCTGGCGCAGAATTTCCTTACACGCGACTTTTATTATCCCTTCAGGCGTCATGTCGGCTCCACAAACAGCCGACTATCCCTATGGCGACACATAGCAGAACCCCGAACGCGACCAGTAGAAGCGCCCAAAAAGCGAAAGTTTGACTGCACATCATCATACCTCCTCCACTTCGCGCAGCTGGAACTGACGCCCCATGATGGTGATGTGACGCAGCCCGCAGGCCCGCCACAAGTTGTTGGATACCAAAGCGAGCTCAGCGCTGTAGCCTTGCTTCATCAGGATGGTCATGTAGTCCATCAGGCTACCTTGAACGCAGCTGCCGGGGTGCGGTGAATATTCTTCACGATCTGGCGCGCACGGCGCTCAAGCAAACCGTCTTTGAATATGTACACCGCGCTGCCGCAGCGCACGACAAACGGGTTGGCTTTGGCTTCCTCAAACGTGGTGCGCATGCCCGCTTTGATCGCCGCGACCAGTGCTGGTTTCGATTCCACAATCATTTCGTCCATTATCGTTTCTCCTTGTAGTAAGTACACGTCTTCACAGGACACCAGCCGTTGCAAAGGCCCGAAGGCTTAGCCGGCCACGCGTCGTTCTCATAGGCACGCTCCAGCCTACGAACACGGGGGATGAACCCCTGCCAAATTATAGGCACTCCGGTGTCAGCCTGGATGGTCGCCTTGGTTATTTTCTTTTCCTTGAGCCACACGAATGCGGTCTGGATTACCTCGACCTCCGGCCACTTGGCTTTGATGAAACCGGCGTACAACTGCAGCTGCTCGCTGGGCTTGCGCTTGCCGGTTTTCCAGTCCGCCACCAACGCACGCTTCTTGTGGATCACCACCAAGTCGGCGATGCCGCGTGACCAGGAACCGCTCCAGCCCGTCGCCTGGAAATTGCGGTCAACAGCGAACTGGTACTCCGCCAGCTTCTCGCCAGGGAGCGCGTAGAACTTATCCGCCAGTGGCTGCCACTGCTTCATACCTTCCGGCAGCGGAGTGCCGTCAAGCATGGCGTGCTCAAACGCCGTGTGCACCTTGATTCCCCAGCGCTGCGCCTCGGTCTCCGGCTCCACGACGGAGCGGAGCACCTTGACTTCGTGGAACTGCTTGGGGCACGTCTCGAACGCATCGATGTGGCTATATGTGACAGGGGGTATTACTCTATCCATCAGTGCTCCAGTGCGTAAACGGCGGCGATATGCCGCGCCACCTCCGGCGCCATAGTTATAACCTGAGCATTGCTGCGCAGGACGGTAGCCTTCCGGCTATCCCACCCATGTAGGGTCATGGCCTCCCACACAGTTCGGCGGCCAAACGCAAGTGCGAATGCAACCGAAGAGGGAAGCTCATCGAGTTGCTGCAAGGTCTGGATGTGATACGTCGGCAGAGAAGGTTCAGTGCGCAACGCCATACGTTTCTCCTGATCCGCTTTCGCTCCACTTGACCAACTCCGGCCACCAGCTGGTGGGCTCGCGCATCGTGTCATCCAGCAACACCTGGACTTGCGGAGCGTCCTCCGTCTTGACGATGGCCACGTATTCATCATGCACCAAGAGTGCCGGTCGCACGCCGTGGCGCTTCCACATCTTTTGAACCACTTCGGCGATCACGTCGCGGGCCAAGGCCTGGACGATGTTCTCATCCACTTTTCCGGCGTATATACGTGCGCGGTTGCGTCCTTCGCCGTAGACCCACTCGCTCTTGCCTTCGCTGTTCTTCTCTGCGTGCAGACCTGGATACCAGATCGCGCGCCCGCTGGGCAGACGGATGTGATCCTTGCCAGTTGTGCACATGCCCCAGGGGTCGATGGGCCGTTCCACACCGCTGGCGATGTCCTTGAGCGCGTCGTGACAGGTGCGCCAGCCCTGCGCGATGTCACTGTACTCCAGGCGCCAAGCCTCCACCACTTCGCGGGCTTCTTCTATGGAGATGTCCACACCGCCCATGATCTTGGCGATGCGCTGGAATGTCGCCGGACCTGCACCGAACCCCAGCCCCAGGTGAGCGACCTTGCCGATCTGGCGCTGCGCCTTGGTTACATCGGCCTTGTTGGGCACGGTGTACAGGTTAGCGGCAAATTCGCGGTACAGGTCCGCTTTGGCCGGGTCGTTCTGGAACAGCCGCATGCTGGACTGCACTTTCCACAGGAAGTGGTTGACACGCAACTCAATGCCGCTCAGGTCCGACGTAACCACCGTGTGGCCTGGGGGGGCCATCAGGCAATTGCGCAGCGCGTCCGACAGTTTGGGCTTGCTGGGGTCGATGCGCGGCAGGTTCTGCGGATTGAACGTCTCTCCGCTCCAGCGCCCGGTGGTTGCCGCGCCGGCGTAGCGCAGCGGCATGGGGATGCGACCGCGCAGGCAGTGTGCCACTGTCTTGAACGTCTCGATGCGAGTTTCCAGCAACGTGCTCTTGGCCTCCAGTCGGGCGCGCGCCGCCGTCGCTACCACGGGGTCATCGTGTTCCTGCAGGTCCAGGAACGCTTGGTCCGTCTTGGACAGCGCCGGGATCATCTTGGCCGGGTCAGAGGGGGACACCTTCATAGGCACTTCCACGCCGCGGGACTCCAGCACTGCGGAGAACTTGGCCGCGGACATGAGCTGCGTCTTGACCCACTCCTCGGTGCGCTGGCCGCCAGTCTCCAACACGTGGGCTACCTGCTCTGCCTGGGTCATCATGAGGTCGGTCAGCTCCTTGAGGGAGCGCGCCTTTTCCTGCTGAACGGAGTACAACGTTTCATCCAGCAGCAGCTCATCCACAACGAACTGGGGCTCGGTCAGCATGCGCGTGGTCAGGTCAATCTGCAACAACTCAGACACCGGGAAGCCTTTGGCCAGAATTTTGAACAGCGCCGCGCACTGATCCGTATCGGCCTTGTTGTACACGCTCATGGCCTGAACTTCTTCGGGTGTGAAGTCTTTGAGGTGGCGCCCCTTGGTGTTGAGCAGGGCACTGTTGTCTTTGACGCCGATACCGAAGTGCTTGACCAGTGCCGCCAGCGAGCCGCCCACCTGGGCGTTGTACTTGGAGCGGGCCATGGCCAGCGTGCATCCCCACATCTTGGGTTTGACGCCGAAGCGCCACGCTGACAAAAGGTGGTCGAAACCGCTACCGTTGTGCGCTACAGCTATAGAATTACCCCAATCTACCGCAGCTATTGCTTTTTTTATGTTGCCTTCACCAAAATATACTTCGGTTGGTGCGACGCCAACTTTTATCGCTAGAGATATTACTTCTGTGTCCGGGTGAGTGATGTATTCTACGTTGGACATCTTTGAAAGCGAGTGGGTATTCGACCAGAAACTTTCGTAGTCCATAAATACTGGTTGTATTTTCATTTGATCCTTTTTAGGTAATTACTAACCGCAGACTGACTAACCCCAAGTGTGGTGGCTATTTTTTTCTGGGTATCCCCAGCTTCGTACATAGACCTTGCTGTGATCATGTTCTGTCTAGCTGCCGTACGTTGCTTTTCTCCGCGCCCTAGTCCAGATACATTTTGTATCAGCTCCGTGTACGTACACCCTCTAAGTATGTTTCCAACAGTTACATCCGTTGTCCCATACAAAGTTGCTATTTCTCTTTGGGTCTTTCCATTTTTGTACAAATGGAAAACCTGTTCCACTTGGGCAGAAGATAGTTTCCTGTGCGCAGAAGGCCCAAACTTACGCCCTTTTGGGTTACCAGGATTGGCCCGGTTCTTTTGCCACATGTCAGAAACATTGTCAGCACGGGTTCCTAAAAATAAATGCGCTGGATTACAGCATTTTGGGTTATCGCATTTATGAAGTACACATAGTCCATCAGGTATCTCCCCGTTGTGAAGCTCCCAGGAAACACGATGGGCTAACAATTTTTTACCGCCTACCTTCCACGTAACGTGCCAGCCGGGTTTGTTATACCCTCCGCGTACTGCAGGCCAACACTCGTTGTCTGTTTGCCGAAGCACATGGCGGTCGAATGCTTGTTTATGTGTTTGTTTGATTACCATATCAAACATTGTACTCCTATTTCAGTTTTCCTTCAACGAGGACGGCCAGGATGGATTGAACAGCGGACTCCAGCGTGTCCCCTGCGTACAATTTCAAGCCAGCACCGGGGTCCGCTTGGTCAAACACACCCAGCGCGAAGCCGCTGACGGTCTCAAGCACTCGCAACTCGACACACTGCTTGACGGCCAGGATTGCCTTGGTGTTGGGGTTCAGGTTGCCTTCACGGTGCATGATGGGCCACGCATCAATACCGTGGTCGGAGTGGTAGGGGCGGGTACTCATCCCAGCACCTCCAGCAGCTTGGTCAAGTAATGCTGCGCTTTGCGCAGGTCTTCGACACCGCCTTTATCGTTGCACCGCATGGTGTACTTGATGACGTTGCCGCGCAGGTACCCGACGAACTCCTCCGCCGACATGCAGGACGCCATGGCGTCCCAGGGCTGAACTGCTTTGTCTTTGTAGTGGCTGCCGCCCACCTGGATCAAGTTGGCACGTGTTGTATTTTTCATCAATTCTCCAGTTTGTTGTCAACCAGCGCCCGTGTGATAACGGAGATCAGGCTGTCCCCCTCGGGGACGATGTAGCGACGGCCCTCGCAGATAACCTCACGTCCATTTTCCAGGGTCTCCACGACGATGCGCACGCTGCTGTAGCGGTGGCCCGCTGTGGTTTGGACAGCGCCGGTATTGGCGAGCCACGGGCCGATCGCGCTTTCCGTAGCGAGCCCAGTATTAACCAGCATTGATTTAGCTTGCGCGGCCGCAATGTTCGGGTCAGTTTTCATTTCTTAAAATCCTTGAAACAGTCTTACGGGTGATATGGTGTCGGTCGGCAATGGCCTGCATGGTAAGTCCTGCAGTGCGGTCAATGCGCACACGTCGGTCGCGTTCTGCACGATCCGCGCGTGTCAGCTGGTAGTGTCGATCCAGGGTGCGCCGCATCCAGGCAGCGCCTCCCATACGATCGAACTTGGCCCACTGGGTATCGGTCAAACGCACGCTGCGTACCTTGAGTTCCTGCGGTGGCTTGGGTCTGGGCATGTTACTTTGGAAGGGTTGGCAGGGGTGCCCAGTGGGTCCAGAACGTGTCTTTGCCGTTGTATGGACTGTACACAGCGACACCGCCTTTACCCAGGAGCTGAACTTTAACACCGCGCGGGCAGCTGGTTATCGGTGACCAGTGGTATTCCCGGTCCACGGCGACGGTGCGCTCGGAGTTGAGTCCGGTCATTTCTTCGCTCCGTTGATTACTGCCAATGCGATCGCTTTCTGTGGGGTGTCTGCGTAGGTGAATTGCTCTATGAAGCCTTGATTGCGCACTCGCGTAAACCACACTCCAGGCTGACTATCCGAAGTCAGAGGAAACGCGTCATACCGCTCCGCAATCGGGCCGATGACGTTCCAGTCGCGGTAGTCGAATATCTTCCAGTCATCCCACAGTCCAGGGTCAACGCTGCAAATCCCTTTGTATGTAGTAACTTTGTTATTGCTCCACCCAATCGCCAGCGCCAGGGCTTTGCTTATTTCGAGGTCTGTCATTTCAGCGCCTGTTTGCAAATGTTATCAAGGCAGTATGCTGCGTCGTTGGCATATACGATGCGAAAGTATTTGCCGAAACGAAACTGTGTTCGCGTATATGCAAGCGCCCAAGGCCAGTAATCCACGTTCATTTCAGCGCCTCATTGATTGCGGTGATGGCGGCGCGGGCTTTATCTATTGCGCAGCGCTGGCTGAAAATAAATTCGCTCCGACTTTGACCAAACCGATCCTCAATACTCTCCAGCGCATCCAGCGCCTGCCGCAGCAGCGCCGTGTGGTCGGGTGCGGGGTGGGTGTAGAGCTTGGTGTTTAGTGGTAAAGGTTTCAATGCCCGAATACGGTTGTCTGCCAGATTGTCGGCAATAGCCACCGGCTCCTGCTCTCCCAGCATCTTCTCCCACTGCGCGTCACGGGCGGATTCGATGGCGCGGGCAAAATTAACTTTGTCTTCCCAGTACCAGACAACTCCGAATTCCTGGGTATTCAACTTGGCAATATAATCGTCAGTAAGTGGTGTCGGTTTCACAGTTTTACTCCACACATAGGGCAATAAGTTGCAAAAAACATAGCCGGTTTCTTTCGCACTTTGTCATCTGCCTTGGTTGTCGCCAAGGCAATCCGTTCTGGGCCTTCGCCGAAATTTATGACACCCGTCAGCGCGGTGTTGTGTGGCTTGAGCAGTTCATTTACTCGCGCAACGCAATCGTGTGTTGGTTTCATTCCCCCGCTCCTTCTGCGCTTTGCGCGTTGTCGCTACGCTCCCCGGCTGCTGTGATGGCGGCGCGGCATTGAGCATCTACTGCTCGTGTAATCGCGCAATAAGGCTCCGGTGCGTTTGCCACCACTGTTTTCAGCGCATCCAGCAGCATCTGATTCACCGGCTCCTGCGCAGTTGGTGCGGCGTAGAGTGCAGCCTTCCACGCGGCGGCCCATACCGATGCTTCTTTCCGCCAGTCTTTGTCAGCAAATGACTGGCCGTAGTACCGCTCAAAAGCGCCAATCATCCCTGGATATGGTGCTTTAGGTCCATCGCCTATACCGGCGCAAAACTGCGCCCATGCGCTGTCTACTGTCGGGTTGTGTCGGTCACAGGTGCAAACTTCACCGGTAAGTGCAGGACACTTTGCATCGTGTATTTCCAGCTCCTGCGCAGTGGGTGCGGCAAGCTGCCCCCGCAATTCGTCGCGCTGCTGCTCCAGATCGTTACCGAGTTGTGTCGCGCATTCAAGCTGAGATTGCAGGGTGTTACGCTCTTTCTCAAGCCGGTTGCATTCGCTCATATAAAGCTGTGCCTGTTTCAGAGGTTCTTCGCGTTCTGCCCATTGGAGTTCGATAGTTTCTTGCGCTTCGGCAAGCTGGGATTGCAGGGCGTCACGCTCTGCCGTCAGTTTTTCAATTTCAGTCACGTATTACTCCAGGGGAGCGCGTTCTGGGCGTTGCCCCAGACCGTCCCACATACTTACTATAGATTTGCGGCGCACACGCGCCTGGGTAGTGATAACGGCCTTGTGCCGGCGCCGGTAGCTCTCGTTGGTCTCCTTGCGTGACAGACGCGCGGGCTCCTTGGCGTCGTAGTTGCGCCCGGCGCGATACACCGGGGTCGCTCTTCCCGCCACGCCGTCAGGCTGGCGGTTGTATGTAAGTATGAACACCTGCTTGTTCTCACGCAGCCGGCGCAGCGCTGCCCATACTTGGTTCTTGGTGAGCGCCGTGTGCGCCACCAGCTCCGTCACTGTCATGTCTCCGGCGCGCTGCAGAGACACCAGGACCACGATGTGCGGGCTCATGCCCATCCATGCAGGACATAGCCCGCCGTAAACCCAAGCATGCCTGCCG